CTGGGAAGCTACCGGTATTTGAATTTGGTTGCTCTCAACCCGGTCTTCTGATCCAATCGTCAGACTGGCCACGCCATCCGCCCAAGCAACCACCTCGCGTCCCGCTAAGTGGGTAAGACCTGTCACATTTGTTTGAGCGCTTCCGAGATCCTGATAAATGAAACAATCCATTATTCGGTTGCTGTCGCCACCTTCGGCCTCTGTTTCTTTCGCCATTCTCTCAGTATATCGGCGCTCTACTAAGTTGATCTCTCTGTTTGTCTGGTAGTGTATTTGATCGTTGTCTCCATCCGGTAAGATAGCAACATCTTCAATCAGATCGGTCTTGGTTACGTCTAGCGCCGTCGTGTTTATCTCTGTCCATCCTTGGATAGACTGGTCTTTCTTGAAGTTTAG